AAGGTCCGCCCAAATGTTCCCCGAGTCGGCTGGAGCGCCTCAGGTTACGCCCGCAGCTTGTCTGACTGGATCACCGAGAACGTCACCGAAATTTTCGCGTCCGAATTCAGCATCCACCATCCAGCAGGATTTGCTGGAACCTGCGACGCCCTGGTGGGCCTGAAAAACAATGAGCTGGTACTAGCCGACTGGAAGACCAGCGTCAGCCGCAAAACCAAGCTCGACGACGAGGGCCTGGAGCGCCTCCCGCCGGGCCATTCATACATCGACCAATGCGGCGCCTACAGCCTCGGCCTCAAGCACCTCACCGGCCTCCAGCCGACTGGAGCAGCCATCATCCTGGCCCGCCGCTGCGGCACCCCCAACGTCCATTCAATGTCGCTCCGCGACTTAAAAGAGGCCGAGGAGTCATTCATGGCTCGGGTGGAGCAATACTTTGCCGGCCTTGTTGACAATCAGGTTGACAATACAGCCTTACCCAGTTGACAAAAAACCCATTCAAGCCTCCGCTTTTGACGCATCGCTGAAAACCCATTCATGGCTGAAAACCCATTCATGGCTGAAAACCCATTCAAGTATTAGGTGACGCACTGGAACATCCAATACCTGGGGCTGCCGCTGCTGCAAATGAGAATCATTCTCAAGTGGCAATGAGAATCATTCTCAACTGGCAATGGGAATCATTCTCAAGCCTGAGCCTGGGGCGTGGCCGGCCAGTCCGCCAACGGTGTGATTCTCATTCTCAGTCCCGCGAGTCTCACGCCATAGCGCAGCAAAGCCCGGCCACCTAGGGAGGCAGCCGGGAGTGGGTCAGCTGGGGCAGTTCAGGCCTGGCGGCGAGGCTTCGCTATCCCTGCATCCGAGCGGACCTTACGGGGGGCGCCCTTGCCGGGTTTCTGCCTGTTCGCTGGAGCTGCTGGAGAGTCGCGCGGAAAAAGTCCCGTAGCTTGTGGAAAAAGGTCCGGCGGGATGTCGGCCCCGCCGTTGATCCTCTGGCACTGTCGCCAGTACGGGATCAGCTCCCGCCATAGCTGGAGCGGACCCTCTCGACCGTGGGCAGCCTGGAGCGACAGGAGATCCTGCCAGTCCGAGGATTCCACGGAGGATCGCTCGATTGCCCACCGTAGGTCTCTTAGGTGTCGCTTCTCAAGGCGAATCCGCTCCCTCTCCTGTTCCCTCTGTTCACGCTGGAGCGCCTTACGCTCCCGCGATGTGTTCCACTCGCCGCCGGTCATGCCCGGATCTGAACGATCAGAACGGGCCGGCCTGCAGCTGTGCACATGCCACAGTCTGTGACGATCAGCAGGCCACGGCGCTGGAGCGATCGAATGATCCTGATGGTTTCGTGATCCGATGCGACGGTGTGGCGTCCGGGATGCTGCAGGCAGAATTCGTAGTAATACCGCTGCAGGTACCCGAGACCTTTAGGTGTGGGCATGGTGCCTTGGCTCGGCTGTGCTCTGTGACAGTAGCAGCAGGCGCAACCCTTGCCAGCTGGCACTGATCTGGTACAGTAGCGAGGCATTGAAGCAAGCCCTGCCATGCACACGACAACACCCAAGGCCAGCCCAGCCCTGCTGGAACGGATCAACCGCCTGCGCGGATGCTCGGGCCACTGGCTTCTGATCCGGGACGGCGAGCCCGAACGGGGCTGCTCCTATCAGTGGCATCAGTCGCCAGAGGATCACCTGCAGACCTGTCTGACTGAGCACTGGCGCGGTGTCTCGCTCGGGTTCTGCCCTACCTATTGCGGCTGGAGCGACTACAGCGACACCGGCCTAGTGGGGAAGGCGAATTTCAACGTGCTCACTGATTCCGCCAGCACGCCCGACCCTTTAGGCGGGATCCTCACCGTGGGCTATGGCTGGAATGGCGAGGGCGTGGTTCTGGACTTGCTGCGAGTCCCGGCTGACGTGCTGGAGACCGTGGAGGGTCTGGAATCCTACCCGCTGATCTCAGACGAGGAGCACAGCACGCTAGAGCTAGAGGCAGTGGAGGAAGCCTGGCAAGACTGCTACAGCCGGGAGTGGCGCGACGAGATCGCTAAGCAGCTGGCGCAATACTGCCCTCTGGACGTGCTGGAGGGTAACGCTTACGGCCCGAGCACGGCCCGGTTCTGGGCTGATGATCGCTTGGATGAACTGCCTGACGAGAAGCTGGAGCAGGACCTACGGGCTCTGTTTAATACGTGTCTGGACTGGAGCGGTGAGGCCTGGAGCGTGGAGGATCTCAGCTGCGGCGCTTACGTCAGGCTTGAAAAGGTAGCGCGCGGCGTCGATCGTTCTGACCTAGTGGCCCTCACCGGGCTAGCACTGCTGCCGGCAGATCAGGAGTGGAGGCGGGAGCCCTACCCATGGCCGGACGGATCCGCGGATCCTCTGGTGCCTGCCCTGGCTTGACGCGATCCTCGCTGCGCTCGGCTCGCAAGCTGCTACAGTTACAAACGAGAACCCAACCCTTAGGACTCACCCCATGACGAATTTTGAGCATCGTTGGACTGGAACCTACGTGTCAGGCTCCACGGCCTGCGCTGTGGTGAAGTATCACGGCCCGACCAACACTCGCGGATCCCGTTGGATCGCCACCATTAAGCGTGGTGGTGGTGAAGTGTGGCGAGCGGCTGTACCGTTCCAGGATGGGCCGCTAGTGGCTGCCGTTGCCGCGGCTCGTAAGTTCGGCGCAGACTGGACGCCTGAGACCTGTCATAGCATCGATTCTGATACGTACGCTGTGGGGTTCTGATGCGGTACAACGTTTGGCTGCTACGTGAGGATGGGACGCCATCGCCGGCGGGTCCGTCTTCTATCACCGCCGATGGGATCGAATACACCGCCGGCCAGTATGCGTCACGGGAGATCTGGCCTGCAGTGCTGGACTACTTCAACCAAACCAATGGGGAGGGCTGAGCTGTGCCGTCTGGAGTTACCGTATGGGCCGTGGAACTTACCGATACGTTCGGCGGTGAGGCTAATTACAGCTGGGCGCGACGTGATCAACTGGAGCTACCGGCTAGCGCGTCTGACCGCCGGATTGTCACCGCTGCTAAGGCTGCCCTGGGACTAACCGGTGTCCGCTGCCGGCGGTTCGATTACGGCGAGGGTTTCGAGCTACGGCCCATCGGATCCCTGACCGTGGCTTTTATCCTGCCGGTCTATTGACCCGGAACCCTACCGACCAACGGCCCGGCCATGCTGCCGGGCTTTCTAGTGTGAGGCTAAGATTGAACCAAACGGACAGGATTCTAACAATGTCGGACACTCCGGAAGCTAACAACGAGGCGCTGGATTCTTCGGCGGAAGGTGTAAACATCAGCAGCAAAGCCTACGGGCGCCGCAACCCTGACGCGTGGATCGAAGAACGCCAACGGCGACTCTTTAAGCGCCAACTAGACGGGATGCCTGCCCGTGCTCTGGTGTATGAACACGCGTCACGTGAAGGCGTGAGCCTAAGCACAGCTTGGCGTGACTATGCAGTTGTGCAAAGCTGGAACGAGTCGGACTGGGCGCAAGAACGCGAGCGCACAGTGTCACGGATCCAGCAGATGCGACTCCGCTGCATTGAAGGCGCCCTACGGGCAAAGCAGTTCGGCACGGCCCAACTGCTGCTCCGCGACCTTGGCGCCGTGGTTGGGGAAGTTGCGCCAGAAGCCCAGGCAGCAGCCGCGCCCATCCTGCGAGTGGAGATCGACGACAAGCGGGCCGGTTGATTTCCGGCCTGTTCTGTGCAACAATAGGGAGTCCCCAGGGAAACCCTCCCATGTCACGTATCCCCGCCACGTATCGCGAGCTTGCCTCGCGTGTCTTCGCTGCTCACGCAGGCGCAGGGCCCGAAGTCGCTGACTACGGCGTCACGCCTTGGCGTGACTGGCTGTTCGTTGGCGCGTTCGGCGTTTGGTTCGCTGTGCCCAAGGCTGACCCGCTGGCCAACCCTCGGCCATTCCTGTGTTCACTGGCGCAAGCCAAGGCCAACCTACGGGCCGGCCGCTGATCCCAACCACGGGGCGGCGATCCCGCCCCACCTCTCCCCATCGCATCGCCCCACCATGGCAACCCTGACCACACTCGCCGCACTGCTGCTGGCGCTGATCCTCCTGCCGCTGCTGGTTCTCCTATGGGCCAGCGAGTCGCGGCAACAGCGTGCCAGGCGTTGGCGTCGCGCAGGCTGGACACAGCAGCGGATAGCTGATCGGCTCGGCTGCAGTCGCTCCACCGTCCGGCGACTGCTCGCGGCCTAGTACGGCTGCACTACCGAGCCCGGCCACTGCCGGAGTAGTACGGACGCACTACCGGGGGTAGGGTCCGGCGATTGGTGGCGTGTGTCGCTGCTCAGGGAACCTACTGACACATTCTCAATTCCTTCCTCTGTTACACACCGGGGGCAGGGGTTCAATTCCTGTAATACCCTAGAAGGTACCTTCCCCCACAAAAATGCCCGAAACGGCTGGAACACTCTCCCTCCGCTACGCCCAGGGGCAAGTTTTCTCCAGCCGCAAACGCTTCCGCGTCCTAGTTGCCGGCCGCCGCTTCGGCAAAAGCTACCTCTCCTGCATCGAATTGCTGCGTGGAGCAATCGAACGCCCGGGCGAAACCTTTTTCTACGCCGCCCCGACCTACCGAATGGCGAAAGACATCGCCTGGAAAGTCCTAAAAAAGCTCGTCCCCAAAGCCTGGATCAAATCCAAGAACGAAACCGACCTCAAAATCGAACTCGTCAACGGCTCCACCATCGAACTCAAGGGCACCGAGAACGCCATGGCCCTCCGAGGCCGCAGTTTGGCTGGCGTGGTGCTCGACGAAGCCGCCTTCATGGACTCCGAGGTCTGGTTCGAGGTCATCCGCCCCGCCCTGGCCGACAAACAAGGCTGGGCGCTCTTCATTTCCACCCCGGACGGCACCGCCAGCTGGTTCTACGACCTCTGGTGCTACTGCGAAGAAGGCGACACGGACTGGCAGCGCTGGCAATTCACCACCATCGAAGGCGATAACGTCCCACCAGAGGAAATCGAAGCCGCCCGCGCCCAACTCGACGCCCGCACCTTCCGCCAAGAATTCGAAGCCAGCTTCGAAAACCTCTCCGGCCTCGTCGCCATCTCCTTCTCCGACGACAACATCGACAAAATCGTCCAAGATTTGCCAGTTTTGCCCCTTTTGCTGGGGGTGGACTTCAACATCGACCCCATGTCAGGCATCTGCGCCGTCAAAAAAGGCGACGTCCTCTGGGTCTTCGACGAAATCATCATGACCGGCGGCGCCACCACCTGGGACCTCTGCGAAGAAGTCCAATCCCGCTACGGCGTGGAGCGCCGCATCATCGCCTGCCCCGACCCCACCGGCGGCGCCCGCAAAACCAGCGGCGTTGGAGCCACCGACCACAACATCCTCCGCAAATCCGGCTTCACCGTCTCCAGCCCCCGCTCCCCCTGGAAGATCCGCGACAAAATCACCTGCGTCAACACCGCCCTCCTGGACGCCTCTGGAACCCGCCGCCTCTTCATCCACCCGCGCTGCAAAGAACTGATCAAATCCCTCCGCACCCTCACCTATTCCCCTGGCACCGGCCTCCCCAACAAAAACCTCGGCGTAGACCACGCCTTCGACGCCCTCGGCTACCTCTGCCTCCAGACCTTCAACCTCGCCAAACCCGAGAACCTCGGCAAAACCAACTATCGTGTGTGGTAAGCACGTTTGGTATAAAACATGGCCCCCAAAAAGCCCTCCAAAGCCGAGAAAAAAGTCTCCAAAGTGATGCGTGAATACAGCAAAGGCGAACTTCACTCGGGCAGCAAAGAAGGCCCCGTCGTCAAATCCCGCAAACAAGCTATCGCCATCGCCATGTCCGAAGCCGGCATGAAGAAAAAAGCCCCCAAAAAAGGTAAGAAATAGCCTCAATCCTTCCCCCCGAGGCCCCTGGTGCAACTAATCCACTCCACCTCCGTTACCACCCCCTACCCCTTCGGCACCTCCACCGGCGGCGCCGCATCTTCCGCTGGAGCCACCGACGCCTTCGGCCGCATCCGCACCTCCAGTCCCCTCACCCTTTTCGACTCCAGTCACCGCTACCGCGACAACGGCCTCTGGAGCACCTCCACCGCAACCGGCGGCACCTCAACCTTTGACGCCAACGCCGGCCTCATCAACCTCGCCGTAACCGCAGCCTCCGGCTCCTCGGTCATCCGCGAAACCACCAAATGCTTCTCCTACCAGCCGGGCAAATCCCTGCTGGTCATGTCCACCTTCACCCTCAACCCGGCCAAACCCAACCTCCGCCAGCGCATCGGCTACTACGGCGCCGCCAACGGCATGTACCTGGAGCTGGACAACACCACCCTCTCCTTCGTCGAACGCAGCTCCTCCACCGGCTCCCTGCTCGAAACCCGCGTCGCCCAATCCGACTGGAACACCGACCCCCTCAACGGCACCGGCCCCTCCAACCTCACCCTCGACCTCACCAAAGCCCAAATCCTCTGGATGGACATCGAGTGGCTGG